ATTAACTTGCTTGGCCAGAAACTTGGGTTTATAAATCTTTCTATCATTTGTAATTGTTCGTCGTTAAATGATTTTAACATCCTTTTGCCTGCGTTGCAACCGAGCAACAACCACGGACTTATTTTGCCTTGTTGTATGTGTTGCACTGCTCTGTTTGTATTGACCAATCGGAAGTAGTCTGACCACTGTGCATTCTGTTCATTTGCCCAGTCCATCATAGTTGCAATACTTCTTTGCAGTGCGGATTCAACGGGTTCTGATTTAATTGTTTCAATCAAATATGTTTCGTACAGGTCATCTCTTGCCCAGTGGTCTAGTTTTATTTTAGATTTCAAAACAAAATCTATATACTTGTCTGGATACAACGGGTTGATGTGCATAATAAATCTACCAAATTTTACAAACGCATTATAGTAAGGACTTTTAACAAAGTCATCATATGTTTTTGTCTTTGAATTTTTTTGATGTATTTGATAGAAACGCTGAAAAACCATAAATGCATTTACTACCCATTTCTCATCTTTTTGTAGATATCTTCTTTTGGGCTCACACATATGAACTTGTAAAGTTCTTTCTCTTGTGAATTCTTTACCGCAATAGGGACATTTATATTTTTTCGATACCATGTGCTTCCAGTAACTCCTCTAGTTCTCTATCCGATATTACATTATCTAATGTTTCTAAATCTGATTCCTTCCAATTTGGATATATTTGTTGTAGTTTTTTTAAACTTTTGTTTGGCACACGTTTCATTGGTTTGATCCATGGATGAAATTGTTGTTGCAAAGTTCCACACATTGCCGTAAGTATCCAAAGTAATTTTTTGTGTTTTGATCCTAGTGAAAAGCAGTGTTTGTTTACACACTCGTTCACCATTTCAACATAGTGTTCTACATAAAACTTATCCTTGGAAGAACAACTAGACACATACCTCATCAGCATATATGGAGAATACAGTTGTTTTTCTTTGTCATCGATACGATCAAAGTAGTCCTTATTTCTGAAGTCTACGGCTTTCAACCCATTACGTAAATCAAAAAATTTTCTATTTTTTTCTGCTGGCATATTTTAATCCAAACATTGTGCAGTCTTTGGCTGTTACAAATGTTAATTTTATTTTATTATTCATATGTTGTAAACCTGTAAGTTTATCATTTAATTTTACTTTAGAAAGCCAATCAAAAAAATCCATTGCCCACTCTCCTTGATCCATCCATACGTTTTTATTTTGTATTCGCATTATAGGTGCGTCTATTTTAATTGATTTCCTACCAGACCGAGCCATAATCCACCTGTTCGCATTGTCTTGAAATATCTTTTACGAAATATGCACACATGGGTTTGGGACCATTTGATAATGGTACAGCCAATAACTGACCAGACTTGGTCTTTGGAAAGTACCATTTCACTTCGGTATAGATATCTACTACGTCAATAGGCATAAAATCTGGTTTTGCACTTGAAAGCGGATTAAATGTAAAAGCATCAAATCCTCTGTCATTTAAACTAGTAATTGGTAGCACATGCATTTCTGATTGTCCCGCCTCGCCGATTAACATTTTCCAATCTAATGGCATTTTAATTTTATATTTTCCTATTTCAAGAACTGCCGCTGGAGCATTAAAACTTTCTAAAAAAATTAAAGGTATGTAAAAGAAGTCTGGATTCTCGGGATCTGAATTATCTAACACTGCAAAACGCAATTTCTCATCTACCCATTCTGGGATCTTTTCTAATTTGTAGGTTCTATTTTCCAGTGTAAGGATTTTCATAATCTATCTTTTCTATATTATACGGGTAATTTGCCTCTTTGTAAAACTTTTTTCTTTGACCGAGGTGTCTTTTTGCAAACTTGCAACTGCTGGTAATATCCCAGATCTGTACACTGTCTTTGTCTTCTGCCTTTCTGATACCACGTCCAATGGACTGTATTACTCTCACAAAAGACTTGCCTGGCTCTATGAGAACCAGATTAAAAATCCTAGGAATATTAATGCCAACAGCGGCAACTCCATATGTGGCAATGATAACTTTATTTGTTGCAGTAGATATTTCATCATATTGTTCCTTCCTGTCCATGTTTTTAGTTGATCCTGATACAAACACTGCGTCTTTTATTTTCTTTTCTAATATTTCTCCTGCACTGATTCTGTCAACTAGTATTAGAGTGTTCCCTGATGTGGCAATGCTTTGTATTGTTTGTGCTACCCATGTCATTCTTGTTGAGTCTGTTGTAAGCCATTTAAGTTCCTCACCGTAAGTTTTGAACTGTGGAAAGTCCTGTGTCTGTAAAACATTTACATGACAGTTGGCCAACACACCTTTGTCTTGTAATTCACTTGCCTGTATTCTATTTGCAACTTCACCTATGCTACATTTCAATCCCATAAATTCGTAATCTGCTTTTGGTACAGTACCTGTTAGTCCCCAACGTATACCACAGTGTGCAAATGGACCAGTCAGTAATCTCTTCAGCACGTCTGCCTTTGCCATGTGTACCTCATCAATTATAATTGTGTTGATGCCTTGTATGGCTTCAAGGAACTCTGTTGTGTGTTCGTCTTTGGCTTTCTTCTCTAACACGTTTAGACTTTGCCATGTTGCAATCGTATTATATCTGCCAAGTTCTTTCCTGTCTCCGTAATATACTCCAGTGTCTAAATTACATGTAAGGAAGTCTTCTTCTGTTTGTGTTACTAAACTTTTGTTTGGCACGATAGTAAGTGTGCGACCATATGGTTCTACAAGTTGACACAACGCCGCTGTAATAATTGTTTTACCTGCACCTGTGGCAATCTCCTGTATGCACTGTGGGTTTTCTATGAACTTGTTTATTGTTTCAACTTGGTAGTCACGCAGTTGCAGTTTCTGTCCTGCACATGGGTGATTGTCCGGCCACGTTATGTGAGACAAGTAATCCTTGTCTACTTTCTTAAATTCAAAGTTGTGTTGTGTTCTTCTGTCCTCGAAATCTACATACACTCCTCCCTCTTCGAGTATAGGCAGTATTTGGTCAACAAGATTTAGATAGGTAGTGCCACCTAGTCCAAAAAAACTTACTTTGCCATCCCATCTTCCTAACTTTACTGCCGGAAGATGTCTTGCATATGGTATTTCGTATTTGAACTTGTTGGATAGTCTTTTACGCCATTCGAGACTTAGGTTCTCGAACTTCACATTTACTTCGTCTTTTATTACTAATTTACAACTGCTCATTTAAAGTTTTACTATAACACGATCATGCCAATCATAACTGCTTGGCTGATAATCACTATAATACAACTTTTTTGGAAGATTTTCAAGAAATCTTTTGAGATTGTCTGTGCCGGTAGAGTAATAACCACCACCCAATGCGATCAATGCCGCTTTAGGTTTTATATTGCTCTTAATCAATGAACGTGGTATTCTGTTTCTTACAAACAGCACTTTGGTATTTTTATCTAAAAATTTAAATTGTTTACTCATTTGGTGCAGTTCAAACATATTTTCAAAATACTCTCGTGACTTATGACTGTGAATAACATATGTTCTATCGTTGTGCCTGTCGACATCCTTTCGGTAAATTGGTTCTTTCAAATCAAAACCCCATGAACATTGGTTGAGTATGTCTATTCCATTTCGTTTAAAAACGTTTAACCAATCCCAAAACTCCTCGACCTCCGCTTCTTCTTGCACGTCACTATGCACTGGCATCAATAAAGGAAATGCATCTAGTTCGAGTAGTGCCTGAAACACTGTTTCTTTTCTGTAAGATTTTGAGTCAATCCATAGTTTATCGTTATAGTTGTGAGCTATTTTTCCAGCCAGTTCATTATCAGCATTTACAGATATACCTCTAGTTTTGAGTCCAAAGTTTTTAAGACTATCAACTTGTTGCAACAAAGGCAGTTTACTAATATTAGATTCCCAATATTCTTTGAGACTTTCCGGAGCATGATCTATAACAATGTTGCCTAACAATAATCTTGCACTAGGTTTTTTGTGATTTTTAATTTCTTTATGCACCTCATCATAATCTTGCAGTATACTTTTGTCCAAGAATTCAAAATCATATCTTGCCGCTATAAGAGTGCAGTAATACGCAGTAACGTCTGTATGTTTTAGTGTCCATTTTTTACCGTCTCCATCATACTTTGCATATCCAGTTGGCAAATTTTTCTTATCTTTAAGGGTACGTATTAGTTGAATTATTTTTTTGTTGTATGGAAATTTCATTATGATGTGTTTTACACCTAGTTCGTCTGTCCAGGTATCGATGGCCTTTTCAAAATTTATGATCCTAAAGTCGTCGTCATACTTTGGGTCGTCCAACAGATCTTTGATATCCATGCCATGCTTTTGAAATTTAGTTAGATATCTTTTCAATAACACTAATGCTAATCGTGCCTGTTTCTCGGTCCATGCGTATTGAGATTCACATAAACTTGTCACCGTTGATCTATCCTTTGGATGTGGATTTATCTTGGCCGAAGCCGCTTCAGGCCAGAAAAAGTCATTATATGCTAGTATTTTCAGTGCTTCGTTAACTGTTTTGGGCAAATCTGTGTGCATTTTTTCCATGGTTTTTTAGATAATTATTAGTATATTATAGCATAATTGGTAATATCGTCAACCATGAAAAAGTACAAAAATAAAAGCGTTAATGTCAGAAAACAACTTAAGGTTAAGTTGGCAAACAGTCTGACCAGACACAAAAACATAGTTGGCTTCAGACCCACAGAGCAACAGGCTTATAATTGGTTTAGGTATTTGAACAAGACATTGTTTAATAGCAGATTACCAAGAGTACCATTGTTTATTAGAAAACTACATAAAGATTGGGGAAGATGTGTTGCCGATTGGGATAACAGAAAGTGTAGAAAAGGCACTTTCGACCAAAGAATTATCCCATATAATAAAACAGACGTACATCATTATATTGAGTTACATTGTAAGTTTCCTACATGGAAAGATTTTATTGAAACACTTGCACACGAAATGGTGCACCTGTATCAGATGTCTTGGTTAAAAGATCCTTATTCAAATCACAATGCTAACTTTTTTGCCTGGAGAGGCAAATTTAAACTTGCAGGTTTAAGCCT